GTAGACGATACGCAATCGTGGTCGGCTCGGCGCTGGCAGCCAGCCCCTCTACAGCCTTGCTGTAAATGAACTTGATCTGATCCCATGAAATCATGTGTTTCTGTTCGTACTCGCCCTCGCCGTCGCAGATTTCGCAATGCTCGCCTGGCTCATCCAGATCGACACACTCGGGACAGTCTTGGGTGACACGAACGCTGAACTCTCCGAGCAGAAGCGCTTTTGCCCCATTCTCAGCAGTCAGCCTTCTTGGCATGACGCAGTAGCCGTCGGGAATAGCGCCCACCGGCTCAGCATTCATGAAGTGCGCCTGCACCGCCGTACGCATCTGCGTGAACACGGCGTCACGCTCCATCCGGTTGCGGCAAATGGCGTCTTCGATCTGGTCGAAGCGGTCGCGCAGGGCTTTCGGGATTGGATGCTCATTGCTCATTGCTTGCTCCCGAGGGCTGCGCCGATAACTGCCGTAGCATGCCCGCGCATCGAGGCGCGCCCCTGCTCCGGCATGTGCTCCCACGGGTAATCCATGCAGGCGGCCAGCTTCTTGGCGGCAGCCTCTATATTCGGCTCGGGCGGGGCGGTGTAGAGCTGCGCCACGCAATCATCGGTAGCGAAATAACCGCGACCATAATCCTGCACGGTAACTTCTTCGCAGTTCTCAAGCAGGATCGCGTCCACCGGCTGGCGCTCGACGACTGGGGCCATAAGAAGATCGTGCAAATCCGCATAAAGCTGCGAAGGTTGGGGCTCGTCGTTCGCACGAATGCAGCGCTCTAACAGTTCGCGTGGAACACCATCAATTTTACTGCTCATCACTTGCTCCCGATTCTGTGGGCTTGGCCAGCTCGGCAACCCAGTCGCTGATGTAGTCGATACAGGCGTAGACGCCGGCCGTGTTCTCGCAGCCTGACAGCTCCTTGAATTCATCAGGCAGTGCGACGATTGACGCGATCAATGTCGCATTCCGCTGCTCGGCGACCGTCAGGCGCTGCTGGATATCCTTGGTTAAACTTTCAACTGATAGACCGCTTGCAGACCAATCGCGACCTATAACTGCACACAAGAGCTTTTCGACTTCGATTGAGAATGCCACAACGTTGTTACGCGCCAGTTCTTCCCGCAAAGCATGCTCGCGCTCGCCCGCAGCCACGTAGGCTTCACGCAGCTGCTCAACCTCGCCTGTATCGGCGTGAGCAGGCGGAACAGGGGCGGCGGCAATCATAGCCTCGTAGCACAATGCGGCGCAGACAGTCCCCGTGTACTCGCACGATGGCGCCCCCGCCTCTTTCATTTCGTCGGTCGGCTCGACCGGCACCAGCTTCCATTCCTTGCTCATCACTCACCCCTTCGTTTATTTGTCGCCGGACTGCCCGGCCTTCACGCATTCCGATTCCTGCACCAGCAGGCGGTTGATTGCAGCTGTAGCGCTTTCGCCCTTGGCCTCAAGGTTCGCCAGAGACTCGGCGGCTTCAGGCTGCAACTTGATCCCGCTCAGCCTCCGGCCGCCACGGGCCAGCAGATTCTTTTCGTGCGCCTCGACGCGACTGGTCGAAGTCTTTGGTGGTTTTTTGGTATTCATTCTTGGTCGTCCAACTTCATTCGGTACTGGCAAAGCCCGCACATGGCGGGCTTGCGGTCAGCTATGTGCCGGTTTTGGCCGGCGGGTCATGGTCGTATCCTCTGGCGATTGACGATCAATAAAGTGATCTACTTGCACTGACTCAGCCCCAATTAAGGGGCTTGAGGTGGGCGGAGTTGATCAATCAGCGACTGATTGAGTCATCAGTTCGGCATAAGCCTTAAGGGCTTCTTCTCGGGTATCGCCGAAGGCATAGTTGCTGGACGACTGAAGGTCTTCGAAGCCTTCACCGACCACGCACCATGCGTTGCCGTCTTTCATCACCCGAACTGCCCACCAGGGTTTTTGGAAGCCGTCACTGTTGCAACCGTTGCAGGCCCAGGTGCCTCCATACATAAAGCCGGTGAACTTGCATCGGCCGTGCGGGAACGGGTGAATGAAGTAGATCTTTCCGTCGCGGATCATTTCGTCGGCCTTGTACCAGCCCTGCATGCGCTCGGCCCTGTATGCGCCGTCGGTGGCCTGAACAAACTCAACGCCTTGGACGCGCGAGTTAAAGCCGCCGCCGAAGTTAGCGTTGAGGCTGTGCGGCTCAAATATTTCGTAGGCATATTTTATCTTGCTGGCATGCTTGCTCATCTCGTCTTGCTCCGCTGCTCGGTCAGCACTGCGCCTCCCATGAACTGAACTATAGGATAGTTGGTACACCAACGCAATAAGAGAATTAGATTATCCGTGCATTAGGGTTTCGGCCTGCTCAGGTCGCCCAAACTTGGCCGCCGCCAGATCGCCTGACGTGTCCGATTCGTTCGGGATGTATCGGCCGTAAACCCGGCTGATCATCAGGAACGACGTGTGCCCCATCTGCTTGGCCACCCACATTGGATGCTCGCCCGCGCTCGGCATCATGGATGCGTAGGTGTGCCGGGTCTGGTACGGGTTCCGGTAGCGCACGCCTGCCCGGCGGATGGTTGGCGTCCAGAATGACTTCCTGATCTCCTGGTCACCGTTGAATGCCCGGTTGTGCCTCGGATCGTGGAAAACGGCTTTCCCTTCTATATAGGTGTGCTCGCGCTGGGCCTTCAGCGCCTCGAACGACATGGGCAGCAGGCGCACGCTACGCACCCCGGCCGCTGTCTTCGGCGTCTCTGCCTCGCTGGCTGCCGCCGTCAGCCCGCGCGACACCCTCACTTCCCCGCGATGCCAGTCGATGTCGCCCCACTCCAGCGCGACCAGTTCCGACGTGCGCAGGCCGGTCCAGAAGGCGAACTGCAACAGGTTCCGATACTGCCCGGTCGCTGCCGCCAGAATGGCTCGCTGCTCGTCCGGCGAGAAAGGATCGATCTCGTCCTCGGTGCGCGGCTTACCCTTCACTGAGTACGTCCAGCCGGCCAAAGGGTTCGATTCGATCAGCTCGTCGTCTACGGCATCGCTCAGGGCTGAGCGCAGGCAGCTTTGCACGTTGGCCAGCCGCTTGTTGGTCGCCGACATCTTGGCCATGGCCGCCTTGACCTCTTTTCGCGTGACCGATGCCAGCGCCAGGCTGCCCAGCGCCGGTACCAGCACCCCCGCAACGATCTTGCGGTAACCGTCCAGCGTGGAAGCCTTCAGAATTCCGGCCTTCCGTTCAAGCCATTCGTCCAGGTACTGGCCCAGCGGCACCTGTCCGGACTGGCCGACAGCCGACGCCGCCCGCTTCGACCGGGGAAACGCCTCGGCATAGTCAAACTCGCCCCGGTGAATCGCCAGATCAATCGAAGCCTTTTGCTGCTGCGCCCGCTTCAGGTTGGCCGGCGTAGGCTCCAGCGGCAGTCGCTCCCGGCACTGCTTGCCGTCGACCATGAACGAGATTTCGATACTGCTTTTCGATGCCGCACGCACCCCGCGCTTCGCAGCCATACGCCACCCCTGACGATTCGTTTAGTTGGCCGACAGTTTAGACCGATGAGGCGATCTTCTGCCCTAAAAGCACGTCGCTGACGACCTCCCAAAGCCGTGAAGGCGACCACTGGAACCGATCGAAGTCCGTGTCGGGCGTGATGCCGACTCGGCATGTTGAGTGCGCCCCTGCCGGGTACTCGCCGCGCTTGGCCATGATCGTAGCCACCCGACCATCGCCGCCTGGTTCGGTGCGGTGGTACTCATAGGCCCGAGTGTTGTAGTCGTTGCCGGCGCTGACCCTGATGGTACCCGTCGGGACGAGGTCCGCGCGCCCGTCTGGTGTCCAGGGACGTCCACCACCGGAAGTGCGTGCACCTTCATGCAGGTACAGCACGAACTCGCCAGCGTCGTGGCACACCATGTCGAACTCGTGGTTGATCTGCGTGCCGACGATCACCCGGGAAGTGAAGTTGAAGCGGTGGTCGTGGATTGCCGAGTGCTCGAAACAAGCGCGGCGCGGCAACTCGGGGTGCCAGACGTGCAGGCGCTGATTGCCCTGAAGCTGGACCTGCACAAAGCCAAGTCCGTGCAGAGTGATTTTGTCGGTCATTACGTCGTCAATGATCATGGCAATACTCATCCTCGCCCGCCGTACACCGGCAGGTTCTTGTGTGGGGTAGGGGTTAGGCTTCGGTGATCGGAGCAGGAATGGCTTGGGCCTTCCAGTCGGGGTCTAGCGTCCAGGCTTTGCAGGGTGGCTCGGTCTTGCTCTTGTATCCAGCCAGCCAGTAATAGCCGCTGTGCTTCGATGTGCCGCAGACCCGGCATGAGTGAAAGCGGCCAAATCCGCCGCCCGAGTACGGATCGTAGATGTGGTCGCTCATAGGCACCCCGCGCAGTCTTCGAGCAGGCCGTTATAGTCTCGCTTCAGTCGGTCGCGCTCACTGGTCAGCGCCTCAACCTTGCGATGGATGTACCGGGCGATTGTCTCGCCTGGGCGCATGTCGGCGGCTGGCGTGCCTCTGAGCACGGCCTCCCATTCGTGGACGGTCAGTTGTTCGGTCATGGCGTCACCTCAAGGATTCCGAAGCGGTCCAGCAGCTCCTGCTCAAGCTGCGCAGCGAGGCTTTCGTAATCGCTGAGCCGAATGGTCCTCATGCGTTTATTGACTTGATCGAAGCCGCTCGGTACGCCGCGCTCAGCCCACCAGTTACGGGCAAAACGGAACACGTTCATGGACGCCTCGGTGCGGAACTCGTACGCGTTGCCCGGCCTGCCGTTCCAGTGCAGGGTTTTGCCGTCGATCAGAGCTTTCAGTCGGCGAGCCAGCTGCCCATTGCTCAGCGGGATTCCAAGATTTCCCCGGCTGATCATGCTCTGGTATTGAGCGAAGTGGCGGTCTTGATCGCTATCACCCGTAAGTCCCTTGCTGCCGCCGACGTAGTTGGTGATCACGCCCTTAGCGGTTCGCTTGACCTGGGTCAGCCAGATCGCCCTGAGAATTTCTGCGTCAGTAACTTTCATGCTTTCACCTTCTCGAAGTGGAAAATTACCGGCGCGCCAGTTTCGGCGATCAGGCCGTAGGCTTTGGCAATTCTGTAGATTGGCGTGTAGCTGTTCAGGCTGTTGATATGGCCAGCCAGCCACTGTCGCCAGCCTTCCAGCGTCTGCCGACCCTTGCTGATATTGCAGGGCGCGCACGCGGGCATCATGTTGCCGATATCGTGATTTTCTGGATGGTCGGCCTCTTTCCCTTCCTGTCGAATTACCGGATCAAGATGATCCGCGTGCCAGCGGTCTCCAAGAATCACGCCGCAATAGGCGCAGCAGCCTTCGTACTTCAGTCGAACCTGTTCGCGCTCGGCCTTCTTCAGTCTCATGCCTTCACACTCCAAACGCTGCCGTCTACCAGGTCGCCGCGGCGAACAAACTTCGCCCCGCCCGTCAGGTGATGCAGGATCGCGAACTCGGCAGAAGTGCGAGCCAGCGAGTAGGTGCGCCCGGTCGGGCGGTGGGTGTAGATAGTGGTTTCCATGCTCAGCGCTCCATCTGAAGTGCGGCGAGTAGTCGTTTACCGATCCAGCGAACCACTGGCACGGCCTTGCTGTTGCCGATCGCCTTGTAGCGCGGGCCGTCCGGACAATCCTCGGCAGGCTTGCCGCGCCAGGGGATCATGGTGTAGTCGTCATCGAAGCCCTGAAGGCGCTCGCACTCCTTGGGCATCAGTCGTCGAACCGACAAACCAATTTGGACGGCTTGAACTTCTGCCCTGGCTTCAAGCGTGTAGGCGTGATCGGCCTGAACCCCTACGCCATCCGGCCCGCTTTCTGGATTTGTCCGAAGTGCTCCAGCCTGAATGGCGTGCGTTACGACGTTCGGGCCAAGAGCTGAGTTGGTGTTGTCCAGCTGCTTGCCGTAGTTGCTGGTTATGGTCTGCGCGACCTCTCGACAGAATATTGCGTTCTCCTGCCCGCTGTTCCTTCCGAGCGTGTGCGCCTGATTGATCCTAATGTCAGGGTCTTGCGTGCCGTGGATGGCAATTACATGAGGTGTTCCGCCAGGGTCTGGTGCGTGATGGCCGGCTTGAACGGTATGAGTTACGTCGCCAGTGATCGATCCGTTCCTTAAGTCGACTCCTTGAAGGTATCCGCTACAGGCTTCGTCTGTTCCTGGAAAGCCACCTGCTCCAGTGCGGCTTGCAATGGTCCCGGCAACTTCTTCCCCCTGGTCTCGGCGCGGCGCAATATCCCGGCGCAAGCCTTCTCGCTCAAAAAGTACCGAGGCAGGATCGAACACGTCTCGAGCACTTGCGACAACGAACACACGTCGGCGGCGTTGGGCCAGGCCGAAATATTGGGCGTCAAGAATCCTCCAGCTGATTGTTCTTTTGGGTCCATACACACAACCAGCGTCCTGCCACCGCTTCCCTGGAGGCTGCAATTCGCAGTCTTCCCCAGCAAGCGCGCCAAGAAAGCATCCGAAGGCGTTGCCTTTGTCGGAAAGGACACCAGGGACATTTTCCCAGACGGTGACGGCGGGGGGCTTTCGATCGAGGGCGCGAACATAGTCAATTGCATCAGCG